CTATAACAGCACAAAAAGCTATCCGACCTCACGAGGTTAAGGGTTGGCATAATATGAATATGGATTCAATGATAGCAGTAACAGTTAAAAAGAATAGTGCTTTTATTGAGAAGCGAGTAGGAGAATTAAAACACGCTGAAAAAGCTTGTGATAGTTTTAAAACTGTAGTAACTGAATTGAAACAAGAAAATACTAAATTAAATGAAAAGATTAACGGTACTGACGATGATGCTCCTGCTCAGCCTTTCGAGCTCAAGCCAATCGTATCCGAAGACAAAAATAATTAATGGGGATACTGTTGTGCTTTTATTAAAAAGCCAAGCAGATGATATTAACACTAAATTCTACAACTACAATGAAAAAATTAATTCTCAAAAAGTTAAAATCGATAGTCTCTTCTTACTTAGCAAAGTTGGGAATAAAGCTATAATAGATAGTCTAAAAGAAAGACTAGAGATTGCTATTATGGCTAATAACCAATTGTTCGGATACAATGAAGGGTTGAGAAAAGCATTTGAAGATATGAGTAATTCATTAGATAGTGCTTTGATGAGACGTGCAAGATATATTAAAAGAAAATACGTATTAGATAAATATTAAACTATGCCATTTAAAAGTAAAGCACAAAGAGGATTTATGTACGCTAACAACCCAGAGATGGCTAAGCGTTGGGAGAAAGAAACTCCAAAAGGGAAGAAGTTACCTAACAAAGTAAAGACTAAGGTTCAATCTAAAATGGCTAAAAAAAGAATGTAATATGAAAGCAAAGTTACCAGGCCTTTGGGAAAACATTAGAGCTAAAAGAGCAAGAGGTGAAAAGCCTGCAAAGAAAGGAAGCAAAGCTTTTGTTAAAGCTGTAGCTGCTGCAAAGAAAATAAACGCTAAAGCTAAAAAGAAAAAGTAATGACAGCTATCCACGAGTTTCAATCTACATTATGGGTTGATACTCCTCACGGAGAAGGACTTGCAATATTAATGATAGACTATGGGATACATCAAAACACTATATGGGTTGTGTCAAATAAGAACGATGGAAGAGTCCGTCATTATGATTCAAATGATATTAAACTTAGTATAAACAGTACAATTCACTTAAATGATCCAGAGAGGTAAAGAAAAGTTTGCAGGATATAATAAACCTAAGCGAACTCCAGGAAACAAAACTAAAAGCCACGCTGTTCTTGCTAAGGTAGGAGACAAAGTAAAGCTTATTCGTTTTGGCCAACAAGGTGTTAAAGGTGCAGGTAAACATCCAAAGACAGAGGCGGAGAAAGCAAGAAAGGCTTCATTCAAAGCTCGTCACGCAAAGAATATTGCTAAAGGAAAAATGAGTGCAGCATATTGGGCTAATAAAGTAAAATGGTAATATAATGGCAAAGCAAATATCTAATTCAAACAAAGTAGTATTCGGTGCTAGAAAAAGAGGAAAGGCACAGAAGTCTTATAACAAACATACACCACGACCTAAGCAGTATCGTGGTCAAGGAAGATAATTATTAAACCCAATATACAATGATGAAAAAAGCAACAAAAGTAGGATTCAAAGCATTGGCAGAAAAAGCTGCTAAAGCTTATGTAAAGAAAGGAAAGACTGCTAAGAAAGCAAAAGAAATCGGCGCAGCTATTGCAGCTAAAGTAGGTATGAAAAAATACGGAAAAGCTGGAATGATGAAGAAAGCTATGGCTGGAAAGAAAGCTGCAAAGAAATAGGGAAGATACGGATATTTTCCGTATCTTTTCGTATCTTTGCGTATCACAAACACAAACACACACAATGAATAAAAGATCAATGCCTCCTGGTAGTCAACTATTTGTTGAGGTACCTGAGATTCTCCAGTCTACTGTTACTACCGAGAACGGAGTAACTTTATTTATCGATCCTTCTTTTGAGCCTGAACAACACGCTCAAGTAAATGGAAAAGTTTATTCTTTAGGTGGTCGATGTAAATTAAATGTAAAAGAAGATGATGAAATTGCTATTTCTTATCATATGGCTGCTGACTATTACACTCTTGATGATGGCAGTCGTAAGTTTAATAGAGCTCACAATATTGATGACAAGCTTGTGTGGCTTTGTGACGAAGGCTTTGTTATGGCTCGTAAAGTTGATGGAGAGTGGCAAGCAGTGGGCGATTGGGTTTTACTTAAGGCTATTCCAGAGAATGAAATAAAGTCAAGTTTAATAATAATACCAGATACAATTACTACAAAGTACAAGCAAGGAAAGTGTACATTTTTGTCAGGAGACTTAGATGTTCCTGTCAACAGTACAGTTTTATTTGAAGAAATATACCGATCTGTGTATAAATTTAAGGATGGCACAGAATTTGTAATACTAAAGAAAGATAGGATTTATGGCTACGAGTAAATACGCACAAACACAGGTAGCCAAAATGATTATCAATCCATATTGCGGAGATGTGCTATCTGAATACCCAAGACTTAAAGAAGTTATTGGAAACACAAACACGAAACACATAACACAGCAGATAGCATTTCTCTCTTGGGTTTATGACTTTAATTCGCCTGCCGTAAGGGATTTTTCAGACATAAACAAAAGAAAAGAATGGGCAAGACTTGAGACTGAGATCACACAAGATCCTAGTTACGAGCTTGCCGTTTCTTTTTTAACCAATGTAGTGAAGTCTAGAACTTGGACTTTGATATGTAGTTTAGAATCTACGTTTACTGAGTATGCAGAGCGTGTAGCAAAGCGTATTGAGGATGCTGAGAACGGAAAAGAAATTGATATATTAAAAGCCGTAGAGATTAAGAACAAGATGCTTAATCAGATGGCAGATATGAGTAACTCCATAGATGAACTATACGGTAAGTTATTCTCTAATGACCAAGACCTAATTGAGGAACATAATAGAAAAACTATGTTTACTCCAGAGGCTATGTCTAAACTAACAAAGAAAAATGTTTAAACCCATAAAGCAACAGAACTGGTCATCTACAGAAGTAGAGATTGCAGGATTAAATTGCCATATACCTGCAAAGGGATGGTTGTATAATCCCTTTACTTCTAAGTGGGAATACTTTGGTATTGAACGCAGATCGACCAAGATGGAGTTGTGCTATTGGGAACCAGATCCTAGATTCCAAGAATACCAAAAGTGGGAGAAAGAAGAACAAGCAAAACAAAAGAAAGATCCAGAGTATATCCATCCAGAGTTGGAAGACTTTAAAAGATATTGTTGGATTAGAAGATTGAGCGGACATTGGTTTAGTAACAATGGTGAACCTACTTATATTACAGGTGTTCATTGGTATTACTTATCTTGCTATCATATGGACGTTGGTCTTCCAAGGTTTAGAGATAAAGATAGAGAGCTGTTTTACTTTTGGGATTATAATGTAGAGGATCCAGAAAGCTTTGGTATTGTATATGTAACTAAGCGTAGATCTGGTAAGTCTTTTACAGCAGGTTGCATCGCATTAGAGGCAGCATCTAGAAGTGAAAACTTCTGGGCAGGTATCCAATCTAAAACGGATGAGGATGCAAAGATACTATTTAGAAAAACAATTATAAACGCATATAGAAAGTTACCTTCTTTCTTTAGGCCATTATCAGATGTTCCTTTAACAGGAAAGGTTCCAGCAACTGGTCTTAAATTTTCTACTGGTAAACTAGAATTAGATGAGGAAGAGTTGATGTCAGGTATTGACTTTAGATCTTCTGGAGTTACTGCTTATGACGGACAGAAACTAGGATACTATCTACACGATGAGATTGGTAAGGTAACACTATTAGACATTAGGGATAGATGGAATGTCGTTAAGTATTGTTTACTTGATGACCAGGGTAAGATAATAGGAAAGTCTTTCCATACAACAACGGTAGAGGAAATGGAAGCTGGCGGTAGTCAGATGTTGGACTTATGGAAGAACTCTAACCAATATGAAAAGAAAGGAAAGAGAACTGCCAGTGGTCTTGCTAGATTCTTTGTGGCGGCAGATGAAACAAGACATCTCCACCCAAGATATGGTATAGCAAATAAAGAATTAGCTAGAGCGGAGATATTAGAAGAAAGGGAGTCTTTGAAAGAAGATCCAAGAGCTTTATCTTCTGCAAAAAGAAAGGAACCGCTAGACGAGAAAGAAGCGTTCCAATCAGATAGCTCCGTCTGTGTATATAATCCTATATTGCTAAATGATAGGTTAGATATATTAAAGTGGAGCAAGTCTAGATTAAAGAAAGGAAACTTTCAATGGAAAGATGGGGTTAGAGATTCTGAGGTTGAGTTTAGAGAAAGTGTAAATGGTAGATTCTTAATTGCTGAGATGCCAGCTAAACCAAATGCATTTGAAAAGAAAGGAAGCATTATCAAGCCTATGAATAGTTCTATGTATTCAGCAGGTGTCGATCCATTCTCCCATCAAACGGTAAGCAAGTCTCACGAATCAAGAGCTTCTAACGGAGCTATGGTTATATTTAAGAAAGCTAACCCACTGTCTACTACAGAGTTTGATATGAGCCCTGTTCTTTACTATTGTAATCGCCCAGATTCTCCTGAAACCTTTTATGAGGACGTACGTATGGCTTTATGCTTTTACGGCTGTAATGCGCTTATAGAGAACAATAAACCAGGTATTATTTATTACCTTGAGGAGAAAGGCTGTGCAGACTTTTGCTTTATGCCTCCAGATAAGACCACAAGGGGTTTGTCAGCTACATTAAAGACGACTACTTATATGGCCGAATTAACGGACCAGTACATAAATGACCACATAAATAATGTTTGGTTTGAAGGACTTATAGAAGAGTGGTTACAGTTTGATCCAGGGGATACTACCAAGTCGGATAGCGCAATGGCGGCAGGCTATGCACTTATGTTGATTAATAACCATAAGTATAATCCAAAGGTCGAAAAGAAAGAGGATATTGACGTTTTGAACGTATTGCCATTCTTGAGGGGAAAGAAGTCCAGCAACCTTTTGGGCAAAAAACTAGGTTTTTAAAGCGTATTATATCAACACAACTAATAAGACGAGATGTCAGCAGAAATAATTAGCAATGCAAGGACCTTATTCCCAAACGAGGATGTAAGCCCTAAAGAAAAAGAATCAAAAGCTTGGTTGATGCAATTTGCGCAAGCAGCATTTAACTCCTACGGAGATACACCATTTGGTTCAATCGGTTATAGATCTAGAGACAAATATGAGTGGATTAAAACATACGCTCAAGGCCGTCAATCTATAGAAAGATACAAAAGAGTATTAACACCAGATCAAGACCCTAATAACAATAACCTTGTTGTTGATTGGTCTGTATTGCCTATTATACCTAAGTTCAGAAGAACAGCTTTAGGATTATTAGAGAAACAAAACTATGATATTCAAATAGATCCAGTAGATCCTTTTGCTCAATCAGAGAAAGATATGCTAGTTGCTGAAATGAAAGCAAAGGCTATACTTAGAGAAGAATTTAAAAAACAAGGAAGACCAGATCTAGCGGAAAGCGCAGCCATTATGGCTAATCCTGGAGAACCAGATGATTTAGATGGAATTGAAGTTGCTGAATTAGGTATGCGTCATAAAACATCTATGGAGGCTGAGTTAGTAGTTGAATTGGTATTTGACCAAAACGATTATGAAGGACAACGCAGACAACAATTACAAGATCAGTTTGACTATGGTGTTGCTATATTTAAAGATTACGAACAAGATGGTTTAGTAGGATTTAGAAGAGTAGATCCTAGAAGATTTTTGTCTAACTTCTGTACATACCCTGACTTTAGAGATTTAAGATATGCAGGTGAAGTATTAGAGGTTCCAGTTGCTCAGTTAATTCAAATGAGTAATGGTGAATTAACAAACGAAGATATTGAGTTTATTTATAAGTATGCAAATGCAAACCAATGGCGTGGCAATATGCCAGTAGGTAATGCATACTACGGAACATACAATGACTTTTGGAATAAAGGAAAGGTTCAAGTATTAGACCTAGAAATTTATTCTACAGATAATTTAGTTAGAGAGGAAAGAGTTGACAGAAGAGGAAATGTTGTTTTTGGTAGAGCTGGATTTGAAGATACAAATAACAAGAAACAAAAGTTTAAAAGAAAACAAGTTGTAGGCGTATATAGAGTTAAATGGATTGTTGGAACTAATATTTGTTTTGACTATGGTAAACAATGGAATGTTAAACGTGATCCGATTAACATAGCAAGAGCAAAACCTAGTTTCCATATTGGAGCAGTTGACTTCTTTGATATGAAAACATTCAGCCGTATGGAAGCTATTATCCCTTACGCTGATTCTATTCAATTAGCTTACTATAGATTACAACACGAATTAAACACCGCTGTCCCACGTGGTTTTAATATTAACTTAGCAGCATTAGAAGAAGTAAGTTTATCTGGTGGAGGAAAAGCTATGAGCCCTTCTGATATCATTGATTTATACTTGCAAAGAGGTGTATTGGTTAGTCGTTCAGTAGCAGCAGACGGAAGACAGGTTCCTCCAGCTATCAACCAATTAGAAGGTGGTGTAGGTAATGCTATCGCTGAGTACTGGAATATGATTAATAACAATCTAGATATGATTCGTCAAACTCTAGGTTTAAATGAACTTACAGATGGTTCAACGCCTAACCCTAAGTTCTTAACTACAGTAGCTCAATTAGCAGCATCTGGAACTAATAATGCATTGAGTGATATTAGCTACTCAGATAGAGCGCTTGCTCAATCTTTATCAGAAGCTATCATTATTCGTGTACAAGATGTAATTAAAAGAGGTGGTGGTGAAGCGTATGATAATTCATTAGGCTTGGGAACTGTAGAGTTATTAAAAAGATCTCAAGAGATTTCTAAATATACTTATGGTATTTCTATTGTAGATAAACCTACAGCTGAAGAAAAAGCTAAGTTAGATGAATTAGTTAAAGTTGCTTTACAATCTGGTCAAGTAAATATTGATGATGTTATACGTTTAAATAACATTCAAAATATTAAACAAGCAGAATTATTCTTAGCTTATAAGGTTAAAAAGAATAACGAGAAGAAGCAACAAGAAGCAATGCAGGCTCAACAAATGAATGGTCAGATTCAACAACAATCTGCTATGATGGCTGAGCAAGCTAAACAACAAACTATTCAAATGGAATACCAAATGAAGTCTGAGCTTGAAAAAGTTAAGGCTGAAATGGAAGGTAGACTAATTGAGTTACGTGGTCAGTTTGATTTAGAAAGAGAAAGAATTGCAGCTACTGGTAGAGTTGAATCTTCATTTGTTCAAGCGAAAGAAAGAGACGCTGCTAACATTAGAGACAATAAAACTAAGTTATTGCAAGACGACAAAATGGAAGAGATGGGAGAGATTGATGTTCCAGCAGAATTAAAATCTACTGTAACTCCAGAAACAGCAGGTGGTCAACCATTGCCTTTGCAACAACCTTCAGGGTTTTCTTTCTTAGGAAATGCTAACCAGCAACAACCAGCTGCTCAGGGTGCTGATATGATGCAACAAGGAATGAATGAACAAATGAATGCTGCTAATCCTGCACAAGAAGAACAAGGTATGCAAGAGGAGATGGCAGGTGCGCAAGAAGAACAAGGAGAGCCAATGAGTGAGGAACAACAGCAAATGCAAGATATGTTAGCGTTCCAAAATCAAGGTCAAGCGTAATATATTGATTAACAACATAAACACAAACACAGATGGAAAACACACAAGAAACAGCACAAGTAACTGAGCAAGTAGTTGAACAAACTGCTCCAGTTGCAGAAGCAACTCCACAAGCGGAAGCTCCTCAAGAGAATCCATTTGCAGGAGAAGGAAAGTGGACATTAAAAGGTGAGTACTCAAGCCCAGGCATTCAATACAATCAGCCTAAAAAACAATTTGAGGAAGCACCTGCTGAAACAAAGGTAGAGGAAGCTCAAGCTGTAGCAGAAAGTACACCAGCTGAAACTACGGATGTTCCAGTTTACAAAGCAGAAGATACAACGGAAAGCGTAGTATCTACACAAGAACAAGCTACTCAAGAACCAATCGTTTTTGATCCTTGGGAAAAATTAGGTTTACAAGAAGACGATTATGCAAAGCAATTAATCGAAGCTTATAAAACTAACCAGCTTGATGAGTTCTTAATTAAAACGAATACTAACTACGACTTGTATACAGACGAAGAGATTTTGAAAACACAAATCGATTCTAAATATCCAAGTTTAGGTGAGGAAGAAAAGAATCTGATATTACAGAAGACTCTACAAAAAGAGTATGGAATAACAGGAGACGAAGAGGAAGATAAAGTTGCACGTTTGATGATGAAGCTAGAGGCAGACAAGATCCGAGAGGGATTAAAAGCCGAGCAAGCTCAGTACAAACCTAAAGCTTTTGAAAACCCTGCGTCGGCAATTGAAGCACAGTTAAAAGCTCAACAAGAAGCAATTCAGCAACAAGTAGAAAGCTTCAAGAATCATTTAACTTCATTACCAGACTACAAGCAATTCGAGACGAGCAGACTTGTAGAATTTGGAGACGGTGAAAACAGAATGAATTTTGAAGTAGACAAAAGCGCTGACTTTTTGGGTGAAACATTAGACCAGAATAAATTCTTTCAAAAGTTCGTTGGCCAAGACGGTCAATTGGATATGAAGAAATGGATGAAAGCTTGGACATATGCAAACAACCCAGCTGCTGTAGAAAAATCTTTAATCAATTATGGCAAGTCCCTAGGAGAGAAAAGATTGTTTAACGAGCTTAAAAATACTAAAGCTGAAGATGTTGTTCAGACTCCTTCAAGAGGCTCTGGATTCGTGATAAAAGCTATCGATGGAAAACCATTCGGTGGATAAAATAAAAAACAATTTTTTAAAACTTTAAATTAAAACAAAATGGCATTTACTTACGGCTATGGTGCACAAGGTGCTACCGACAAGTACACCGCCTCAGCGGTGGCTCTCTTAGACCAAAGAGAGATTTATAACCAACTTATTGACATCCAAGACGATGCTGAGTGGTTAGATTTTATGTATATGGCAGGAAAAAAAGACGCTACTGCGGTTCCTTTCTATACTTCATTCTACAATGACAACTTATACAAGTTGATCGATACAACTGGTGCTACAGTTACTACTGGTGCTGCAACTATCTTAGTTTATGGTTTGCCTACAGCAGTATTCAACTTCTTAGTTGTTGGTGATTTGTTAAAATTTGAAAATGGTAAAGTAGGTCGTATCCAAGTTAAAGGAGATAATACTTCTGCTGCTAAAATGTCAATCCAATCTGTTGACGGTACTAACTTAACTTTAGTTGCTGGTAACAAATTATCTGCTTTCTCAAATGCGCAAGAAGAGGGTTCAATCGAACCACCATCTCGCCGTTGGTCAGTTAACTCTTTACAAAACCGTGTTCAAATCTTCCGTAATGCAATCAAAATTACAGACGTTCAGAACGCTTCTAAAATTGAGTTAGAATTTAACGGTAAACCATACATCTTACCTTATGAAATGATCCAAGGTTTACAAAAACACCGTGGTGATATTTCATTAGCTATGTGGTTAGGTGAAGTTTCAAACACTTTGTTTGCTGACTTGGAACCAGGTGTTGCTACAGGTTCTTACTTAGCAGGTGCTCAAGGTTATGGTGTTCAAACTACTCGTGGTATGGATTCTTACATCACTAACTATGGTGTTAATGATACTGTATCTACAGCTGGTTCTTTCACTTTAGCTGACTTATCTGACTTAGAATCTAAATTAACTGCTGTTCGTGCTCCAATGGAATATATGATCGCAGGTTCTAATCCAGCAGTTGCTGTTATTTCTGACTTCTTGAAAAACTTACCTTCTTCTGGTGGTGTTTTCTCTGGTCGTTTAATGGTTGATGGAAAAGAAATCGATTTACAAGCTGAGAAATTCCAACACGGTGGATACACTTACAACTTGAAAGCGTTCAAAGTATTATCTAATACTGACGTTATCAACTACGCTGGTGGTCCTATCGCTAAATCTATCTACTTCTTACCAATGGGTAAAGTTAAAACTGTAGGTGGTGGAATGAACGATTACTTCCGTTACAAATATATGGCTCAACCAGCTCCTGGTACAGGTTCTGTAGAGACTGCTGAATTAATGACTGGTGCTCTTGCTCCAACCCCAACAAACCAAGAACAAAGCTTAACTGTTACTTGGACTTCAAATATGGGTCTTGAAGTATTTGCTCCAAACAAATTTGCTAAAATTACTAATATCTTAGCATAGTAAAACTTGAGGAAAGGAGGGGGTTCGCCCCCTCTAATCTTCACTTAAAACACACAAACATTTTCTAACACAAAACACAAAACACAAATGGCACTTAAAAAGTTAGGAGTCTATAACGACTTCTCTGATGAATTAAAAAAACTTATAGTTTTACCTAAAAAAGGTACACAGATTTCTTATCGTTTTTTAGATACGTATTATGATCCAATGAGTGGAGGTACGTTCTTTAAAGCTCACCTAAAAATCCCTCCATTTTCTAAATGTTTTGATCCAGGTAAAAACGAATGGGTTGAAGTAGGTTTATTATCTGGTGTAGATCAATTTGGTAATCCAATTCCTAACAGAATAAGAAGAGTTTGGGTATCGCCACAAGAGAGTGCAGGTATGTTGCATTTAACTATTGGTAATTCACAAGATGATGAATTATTCCAATATCTTGAGCTTGCTTCTTTTAATGCTGCTAATAAAAATAGAGATGAAGAAATCCATCCTATTTTAGAGCGAGTTAATTTTGAAGCGGAGGCTAAGGAAAACCGCCAAGCTTTACGTATGAAGAGAGATGCTTTAATCAAAGCAGCTGCTTTATCTAAAGAAGAAGTATATAATTTAACATTATTACTTGGTTATGATACAGAACTTTCTGAAGAGGAAATGAGATTTAATATTGAAGACTATTCAGAGAACGAGCCAGAAGATTTTATGCAACGCATAAGTGATAAGCATATCGGAATTAAATCATTAGTTGCACAAGCTATTGTTTTAGATGTTGCTTACATTAGCGTAGAAGAATCTAAGTTAAAATGGACAGATTCTGATGGTGATATTATGAGACTTGCGGATCTTGAAGAAGATATGGTTTACGAACAATTCGCAGACTTTATTGAAAAGAAAAAACAAGTAGCTGTACTTGATCAGATGAATAAATTAGTAGATTTAAAATTAGCTAAAAAGAAAGCTAAAAAATAACTTAAAGATGTGTTTGTGTTGCTCAACGGCCCCTATTCTTAGGGGCTTTGAGTTTTTATATAGTGCGTATTATATGAGTATATTTTATGGAAATGTTTGATAAATTAAAAGGAGTTGTTCCTCAGACTCTTATAGATGATATGATGGCTCACGAGATAGATACTCCATTAAGAGCGTCACACTTTTTAGCACAAGCTGCTCACGAATCAGGTGGGTTTAAATTCAAATCAGAGAACTTAAATTACGGTAAGGATGGATTGTTAAAGATCTTCCCTAAATATTTTACTCCAGCATCAGCTGAAGCATACAATAGAAACCCAGAAAAGATTGCATCTAAAGTTTACGCTAACCGTATGGGTAATGGTGACGAAGCAAGCAAAGATGGTTGGAAGTTTAAAGGCCGTGGTTATATCCAATTAACAGGAAAAGATAATTATAAAGCATTTAGCGAATGGGCTAAAGAGCCATCTATTATGACTAATCCTGATCAAGTTGCAGAAGACAAATATGCAGGCTTAAGCGCTATTTGGTTTTGGAATAAAAACGGATTAAGTAAGATAGCAGACACAGATAACTTAAGAGATAACTCTACGGTTGAAAAAATAACTAAAAGAGTTAATGGCGGAACGCACGGACTTGCTGATCGTGTAGAAAGATTCAATCACTACAAAAAACTTTTATTTTAATGATCACAGGTAACGAAAATCACGACAATCACATATTGTTGTGGTCTAGCATAACATTGAACGTATTAGCTAATTTAGATAGAACAAATGTAACATTTGTATTGGGTGTTATTGTTTCTTTTCTTGCTATAATTAATTATGTCATTCAAATTAAAAAGAATCTTAAGCGCAAAAAATAATTTATGGGCGCAAAATCTATATACATATTATTATTGGGCGCTATTATTGGCGTGTTATATTCCTGTAGCCCTGTTAAGAGAGTGCTTAGCAATCCCAAGTATTATGCCCAAGTTAAGAAACAAGTTATCCTTAATGGAGAGTGCGTTAATGACACGATTACGGAAGAGATACTTAAAGACACTATAATATACAAGGACACCGTTATTCACGATAGCTTTAAAGTTAATATGCCAATGGAATGCCATTTGGATACTATTGTAAATGACTTTAGTGTTTACTTAGAGAATGGAAACTTATGGGTTAAATGGTTAGGCCAAGTACCTACTAGAACCATAAATAAACAAACAACCCACGTTGTTGTAGACAAAGCGAAAGAGGCTATCTTAATAGATTCTTTGTCTAATCAAGAAAGAAAAATATATGACCTAAACAATAAGATTGGATCTAATAAAAAGACCAAGTTTAAGTTATTAGCAATCATAGTAATACTTACGTTATTGCTGTTCAGAAAGCCCTTATTAAAACTCGTTAAGCCCTTTTAAGAAGCGTATTATATAGGAAACTTAACGTAGATGCAGAATGTATCTGATTTATACAACTTTATAAACTTCATAGCTGATAAGAATCGCAGAGGGTATTTGTCTCCAGAAGAGATTTCCCAGGCGTTATCTTCAGCTCAAGTAGATCTTTGGAACTACTATTGGGGTTTACCGCAAACTGCCCAATCTTTAAAGGGCGGAGCACCTAATCCAGACTACGGATCCAGCCAATTAACTATTGACGCATTAAGTCCATTTAGAGCTAGAACTCAAGTTACTCCTGGACCAGATGGAATTATATACCTTTACAATAATAATGTACTTTATCAAATACCTGACTTTGGTCACTTTATTGGAATGTTTAAGATAAAAACAGCAACCAATGAAATAAGCGGTATTGATCAATATTTAAACTCTGAGATAGTAGAAACTTTAAAGTCTACTCTATATCCAGTTACGGCAGATAATCAAGTATTTGTATTTGAGAATGATTTGATTCAACTGTATCCAAGAGTTCAAATGCCTGCTGGTTATAAAGCAGAGGTTCATTATATAGCTCTTCCAAATGATGTAGTTATTAACTATAATGTTACAGGTAATACAATCACTATTATAAATAATACAAATCCAAATCTTGGTCAGTATTCAGTACAGCCTCAATTTGATTCTACATATTGGGTTGAATTAGTTGCTAGAGCACTACCTTACGTAGGCGTTAACTTGTCCGCACAAGAAGTACAAGCATTAGCTAACCAACAAATACAATCTGTATAATGACTACTAAATCACAAATGATTGAGCGTTGCAGAAGATTGTTGTCTGGTGGTTTCCCATCAAACAGAGATCGTGTGCGTGATGCTGAGATTGAAAAGCATCTAGAGTCTGCGATGAACAGACTATTAAAAACAGAAGTTTTAAATACAACATTCAACATAGATGGTGCTACAATTCCTGATGGAGTTGTTTTAGGCACTTATGAGAACATATCAGTAACAGGTGGGCTAAATGACACGTGCACTGTTGAGCTCCCTGTTACGCCAATGTATTTACCAGAAAAGATGGGTGTGTTTAGTGTATTCCCAACTAACTACCCAGAGGCTGAGTTTATTCCTATACCTGCTGGCCAGTACTATATACTACAGCAAGTTAAAGAAGTTAATTCTTTATTAGGTAGAGTTCCATATGTTTGGGAGGGAAGAAAAATAACAATATATAGAAATATTATTGGTGACGGAATTTACTCAGTAGATATGAAAATAGCTATTGCAGATTTATCTCAATACGGTCCAAACGATCCATTGCCTTTGTCTCCAGAATTAGAAGAGCAAGCTATCCAAGCTGTTGTTTCAATCTACATTGCTGAGCCTAGAACAATCAGAGATGAAAGCTTCCAAGCATCACCAGAGAACTTTATAAAATAATAACAAATGACACCAAACGGAGCTTTTGTATCATTGGATGAGATAATCAATGCGTGGTTGTTTAAGAATGGCAAGACCATTCACAACTACGCAAAGGTGCTTACATTTGCAGCTGAGGCTGTT